AAGACGAAATCAAAACTGCGCAAGATGTAATCAATGAAGTGTTCTCTTTGTTTAGACCAGCGGGCACAGAGCCGGATTGTTCTAAAATTGAGAAGATTATCAAAGAGCTCAAATTGGATGCTCCTAAAGTGGAACTTAAACAAGCTCCGGAAATCCAAGACGCGGTGATTTCCAAAATTGCCGAGAAGATTCTGGCAAAAATGCAAGGTCGCGTGGCTATCATCAAACAAAAAGATTCAAAATTGTCTTGTCTTGGTAAGGATGATAAGATTGAATATTTGGTAGTTGAGGGTAAAGAGAGCGGCGAGGGTTCGGGCGAAGCGCCAAAACCTACTCCAAATCCGGAAACTCCGAATCCAGCGGATCCGGCTAAACCGGTGAATCCAGCGACACCAGATATATCTGGTTTACCGGCAGATGCTAGAGATGGTATCCTCGAAGATTTAGTTGGGGTAATCGAAGTAGCTCCTGGGGTTACTGGAGTAAACGTACCTTCTACCAATACAGCTAATACGGGTTTATAATATAATAAACATCACTAAAATAATAACCACAATAACAAAGGATAACAAATGAACTTCTACAAAGTAAAAGACTTAGCAAAATCTTGGAGTGTTTGGGCAGCTTCTGCAGTTGCAGTAACTCCTGTTTTAGATATGTCTACTGGTTTATTCTCTTTCATTCCGGAAAAATACAAACCATTAGCGGTTACCGCAATGGGTCTATTAACGATCGGTTTGCGCGCAATCAAACAAGTTCATACAGTTTTCAGTACAGATGAAAACGACGTAACCAAAACTGCAGACGCAATTTTAGGCGCTAAAGAAGCAGAAGTTCGCGAAGCTACTGCTAAAATTGAAAAAGCGGCTAAAGACATCGAACAAGTAGTTGATGTAGCCAAACAAGCTAAAGATATTGTTAAAGCAATCAAAGCAAAAGCGGGTAAATAATCCTGTATGGAGGTTAGAATGAATAACCAACAAATCGCAAATTCCGTGGGTGATTTTATCTCAACCGAATTTAGCAATTCAAGCTTTGACAAACTCAGTAGACTCCTTTACTGTGGCGGAATTAGAAGCGCTCTATCCATGTTAATCTTTTGGACCTCCATTACCTTAGTACGCGAGATTTACTCGCGTATTATTGGTGAGGAAGTCATCTTCCACGAAGTAGAAGAGATTGTCTTTTGGGTAGTCGGTATTTCTACAGTAGTCTTAGGTTTAGTCGGTTTGCATGTGCAAGAAAACCGTTTACGTTACCTGAGCTTACTTTTAGGAAGTTTTGTACAAATCTGGGTAGCAGTACAATTCTATCTTCACAGTAGTGAACCTAGCTCTTTTGTACCGGCCGCTACAGCTCTATGGTTCTTCGGAGCCGCAATTTACTTTAAGGGAGTTATGAATGGCCATCGAACCTGCGCTTCTTAAGAGTATTAGCGATTATCTCGTTCATATTCTTATATTCTTTGGAGCTGTAGGTGGATCTTTGAAAGCATCGGCGGGTAGAGCGAACGTTAAAGACAGCAAACTCTTAAACGTTCTTATTGGTATCTTCTGTGGTATCGCAGTAGCGGGACATTATAGTGCCCAATTGTCTCCCTTTCTCGCGGGGATTTTAAGCTTAGCGGTATCTTCAGTGAGTATAGTAGTACTAGAGGATGTTATACTACTAGCGCCAAAACTTTTAGACTGGTGGATTTCAAGAAAATTTGAAATAGACAAGGATGAAATTGAAGATTTTCGCGAAAGATACACCCCAGTTAAGAAGAAGGCACCCAAACCTAAAAAACCAGCCGATTCACAGGGATCGCAAAACCCTTAAATAATTATCGAATTATGCAAATGGTGCGAATTGCGATTTTAGGAGAATTGTATGTCAATTACATTTTTACAACCAAGTGATCTTAACGAGGATCACTTCGAAATTAAGAAAGGGAAAGTTTGCTCTAAGCGCAAATCTTCCAAGTTTACGCTAAACTGGGCGATCAGTAAAGACATAGTGGCTAATCATCACCCGAAAGACTACGAAAACCCAAGTCGTCGGTATATTCAAATTGTGGATGGTATTGGTAAGTTCCACCTGGATTTTATGCCGAAGAAGGATATCAACGGAATTACCAATATATTCGCTCTACCGGCTGGGTGCCCGAGCCCTAACGATTTGGTGGAAGTGCAAACTCACGATGGTGGCTCGCTTTTTATGACCGCTAACGCTAGGGTGATTCAAGGTCTAAATCTTAAAGCAAATACCCGATATATCGTAGACTTGCTAGCTTTCTTTCCGGATTATTAATTTCGAAAATTTCGATTATTTCGCTTACGCGAAAGTTTCGGTTACCGAAAATTAAAACCTACGATTTTGAAAAATTTCGTAGGTTTTTTATTTTAAATGTATTATAATATAACGTAATAGATATCTAAATTAGGAGAAATATTATGCAATGTGAAGAACTAATCAAAGCTTTCGGAGCTATCTACAAAGATGGGCTATCTCTGAATACTGACCGCAAGGTCAAAACCTCAGAGACTCCAATTTCTATTTTGGAAGAGCACAACGCTTATTACATGAAAGGAGATCATGCGCAAGTTGGTATGGTAGTAAAATCCAAATACGGCCATTCCGTATTATTGCAAGAAGTATTACCATTATCAACTTACCAACACCCTACCTACGGTAGATTCGTTGGCAAAGGTTTAGTAGTAGAAAACAACCACTGCAGTAAATGCGTTCCATTTACTATCAAACACCCACGTCCTGTGGCAGTTTTCGAAGATGAAATCGAAAAGATCGAAGCGGTTCAAATTCCAATCGAACGATTACATAAATGTGGTGAACGCGTAGTGGTAGAAAACGCCAAAGGTGAAGTTTTCGAAGCGCGAATTGAACAAATCGATTTTAATGATAAACAATTCCGTTATATGGTTGAACTTAACGGGGTTAAAGTTTGGTGCGCGGAGAGCAAATCCGAATGTTCTTTGGATGGTCTTCGCTGCAATGATTTCTGGGTTTTAGATTATTAATAATTTTAAGGATTAAGTATGTTAGATTTTTTAACAAACAAAAAGAACGAACTTTTCGGCGAACAGGTCTCTACTGCTGAATTAAGAAGCGCAGTGGCTCACGAAGCGTGGAGAAACAAGGCAGTTTTAAAATCCGCGAAGTTTAACGGCAAGGGTGTTATGATCACAATGGGCAACAAGTTAGTAGTTCCATCAAACCCAGGCGCTACCGTCTCGGTTTTCCCGGAGTTCGCGCAAGCTTTCAGATCATTCATTCAACATCCAATGAGCAGCGAGCGCTGGGATACCAAGAAATTCAAACCCGGTGAAATCGGATATGTAGCGGTGGGTGGTTATTATTATCAAATTTGTTTCACCCCTACCAACCCTCAACATGTATTATTAGCTAGCTTGGGATTGATGTTTAGAGATGCTAAAAAATTGCTAAGTTGGGCTAAATCTTGGGGGTTCAACTCGACTATATTCCATAATGTATCCGGTTTAGAGATCGAACCTAGCGTATTCGTTCGCAATGCTGATGAACTTGCAGAATTTGCTATGCAATCCAATAAATCGATTGTGTAGATTTTATGAATTATAAGCATGTAAGTTCTGGTGACCTAAACTCAATTCGCCAAGAACTTCTAAAACTGCAAGACTACAAATGTGCCATCTGTGGCAAGGATTTGTCCGGTGAGCAAACTAACAATCAACACGTAGACCATCAACACTTGTATAAATCCGACGAGCTTGGATTTTGTGGAAATGGTCTAATTCGTGGAGTATTGTGTAGAGATTGTAATGCTTTAGAAGGTAAGATTTGGAACAATTTGCATAGATTCGGAAAATCTGATAAATCAAATCCGGTAGAGTCTCGTATCTCGTGGCTCTCCAATCTATTGGAGTACTACAAGAATCCGCATTATGCAAAAGATCCAATCTTACATCCTAAAGAGAAGCGGGCGGAAAAATTGGGCAAAGCCCAGTATAACAAAATCTTAAAATGGTACAAATCACAAGACTTCGCTTATAAGCGCAATGGCGATCTTAAACCATTCCCTAAGTACACCTCTAAAATCTCTTCGAAGATGCAAGGTTTCATCGACCAGATGAGATCTGCCGGTATCGAAATCTAAAATATTTTTCAAAAAGTTGAAAATAACGGTTGCCTTCTTGGTGGAAGGTGACTATAATATACATGTTAAGTTAATTAATTATAGTGATTAAGGAGCATAATATGAAAATCGCTAAATCCCTTCTGGCAGCTCTTGCTGTCGCCTCTATCATCGCCACTTCTACCGCTAACGCGAAAACTATCAAAGTAATGAAAGGAGTTACTAAAAATGAGCAAGGCTTCATTTTTGAACGCCATCCATTATTGACTGGAAGTCATATGTTGGAAGTTCAAGGTGGAGTAATCAAAGGTTCCAAATCTTTCATCCAAAAATATCAGGAAATCGAAGGCCCGTTGGTTGGTATCTATTGTTATGGTGGCTACCAAGAATGGTCGGATTCTATCATGTGTAAAGATGAACATGATAATTGGGTAACCCCGGAAGAATTACTAAGCTCTCGCGGCTTCCGACCATTCGTTCGATATTCTAATACGTTCTTCGATGCTCAAGGCAACGAAATTACGGCGCTATTAGGTTGTCGCGTGGACGCGTCTTTTGAAAAATGCGAATCTTATGTTGGGGAAGAGAAATAATGCGTTTACAATTAGTAAGAGAAGGTCAACAATATAAGACCCGTCAAGGGGTTCTGCTTACCGTAGTGGATTTAATCGAAGGTAATAGCCCGCTCGAGGTAGATTATGTGGTGTTTGAAGTTGGTGGTGTTTTAACATCTACCTCTTTGATCGATTTTAATCGCCAAGTTCATCAATTAGTCAATGAATCTTGTTTCCTCGCTACCGCGGAATACAAAGAAGATTTGATCAAACACAAAATTGAGTTTAAGTACAATCACGGAGAAATTTGGTTGGGTGCAGATGGCCAAAACTATCTGATTCTACGTACTTTGCGCTCCGGCAAATCCCGTTTTGTTTTGTATCCTATCCGCACGGATGATTTCATCGATATAGAAGATCTCCCAACTTCCGATGATGTGGAATTGGTAGCTCGCGTAACCTACCATCAACCGGTAAAATTTGGTTGTATGCAAGTGCTTCTAAAAGATTCGGTTTGGGATGTGCAAGAAACGTTTCAACATACGGTAAAAATCCGCAGTGCGGAAGTCTTGGATGTTTATGATCTTCCGGAAGAATTAACCGTAGGCTTTGGTAATATTATCGCTTATCATCCTACTGCGTTGGACTATGAGGATTACCGCGAACAGGTATGGGCTTGTAATGATACCAAAGATGATGGAGTCCTCCAAACCCTGCAAGAGTTAGAGCATCAACTTCTTCGCGATCGTTGGTTAGTGGAACATGATTGGTTACCGAAATAGCGAAATAGGAGTGAAGTGAGCTATGATTGATTCTTTTAATTATAAACACCCAGAATACCAATATCTTACGCTGATGCGTAACATTTTGGAGAGTGGGGTAATGGTAGAAAATCCAAGAACTAAAAGTAAGTGTTTAACATTACTTAACTATCAAATCAAATTCGATGGTAATGTATTTCCGTTAGTGACGACTCGTAAAAGCTATTGGAAGCAAGCGATCTTGGAAATGATTTGCTATATGCGCGGGTATACCCGAAAACAACAATTCAATGATCTTGGAGTTAAAACTTGGGACGCCAACATCGAAAACTGGGATTCTCCGTACAACCCGGATAAAGACTTTGCCGGTATTATCTATGGAGCGAGTAGCGAACAAGTTGGTTTAAGTTATCAAGATTTGGTAGAACAAATCAAACAAAATCCTTACGATCGCGGGCATATTTGGAATTTCTGGAACCCAGAATATTTCAAACTTGGATGTTTAAGACCTTGTATGTTTTTACATCACTTCAACGTGATTAACGATACGTTGTATTTGACGAGCGCGCAGCGCAGCCAAGACGTGGTTTTAGGGGGCAACTTTAATATAGTGCAGGCTTGGTTTTTGTTGAACATCACCGCAAAACTTACCGGTTTTCGCGTAGGCGACGTAACAATGAATATCGCGAATTGTCACATTTATGAAAATCAAATTGAACAAGCCAAAATCCAAGCACAACGCCAACCTTTCAATCCTCCAAAAATCGAAGGTATTTTCGAAGGGTCAAAATCTAAAGGTCTTACGATGGAGGATATTTTAAAACATCCAGATCCTTTACGGGACGTAAGAGTATTGGAGTATATGCATTGGGAGCCTATCAAATATGAAGTTACCGTTTAAAGTTCCGGAGAGGTATGATCCGGATAAAAACATTATCATTGATTTGGATTGGGATTCCAGTGATGTTTTTGAAGCACGGGATACTGTCCGAGGTGATAAAGTCCCGTGCGTAGTAGGTATCAATGGAGTTAGGATCCACGCTATAGAGACCAGATGGGGCAAAAAGGCCTATTTTGGAAAGGATGGGTTGGACGAAGACAATAACCTCATATTAGACCCTGCAAGCAAATACAAGTATTATAAAATTCCGCGCCTCGCGAGATTTGGGAGATCGATATCTCTGTATGATAAGGTGTTATGCGATTATAACAGTTATAAATGGGTAGTTTTTGATATAGATGAAAGCGCAGGGAGATACAAATGTACTAATGGATTCGAATATCGTTGGTATAGTAAGAAAGATCTTACGCTTATTAAATCGCTTACCCCGCCGAAAACAATTAAGGAGCAAATTAGATGCATTTTAAACAAAATTGCGCGTACAAAGATAATCAGGGCAATTACTGGTTTGTTCGTTGGGTAGATAAGAAAACAGTGGATAACACCACACCAGATCTGCAAAAATATTCAAAATCTCTGCTAACCGCAGGATTATTGAAATTTGCAAGACCGGACTATCTTCCGAATGATGGTTTTACTGAATACATCTTTGACGCCGAGACTGGCGAGATGCAGGTTCCTTACTTTGAAAAGCAATATTCGATTGTGCTTAACGAAGATAATGTATTAGATTATAATCTAAACAATTCACTATCACTTCGTTCATTATTCGATCGAATCAAAAATTGCATTAAACGTATTTGTACGAGACCCGCAGAATTTGAGAAATTCGATATGGTTCGATGCTTGAGTTTTAAAGAAGATGGTGTTATAATTACTAATGATGAATTAGATAACGAGTTTCTAATCTACTATCCAGTTTCGGGTATTAGACAATGGGAACACGCTAGCGATTTAGAATTAGTTTATAGACCAACCAAAACCAGTTAAATCAAATGCAAACAATCACCAATCAATTAGAATTTAGAGAAATAGCACCATTCTTCTTGGATTGTGTAAAACAGTTAGGATGCCAAGATTCGGATATTCACAAACAGGATTTAGACATTGCATGTAGATGTCCAGTCTGTGGAGACTCGAGAACTCGCAAGAATTTAAAACGCTTACATCTTTATCAAAAAGGAGATGTTATTAACGTTAACTGTTTCAATGGAGATTGTTCGGTTAAGAATATGACTCCGTATCGATTCTTCCAGGATTACAATGCACGGGTTTTTGAACAATTCAAAAACTTTTACAAGCGTAAGTTCTTTGATCATATTCAGGTCGAACGAGCGGCGAAGGATCTTAAATCTTCCGATCAGTTCAACAAAGTCAAAGAAGAGGATTTATTCGCGGTTAATCCAGAAATCCAGGATCCGGAAAGAGCGGTTAGGGAAGCCAACAAATCTTTGATATTAGAGATGATCCAAGGTTTCGAATGGACTTTGGATGATCCAAAAGATATGGAAGCTTTCAAAAATTTGGTGGATCAAGTTAAAAAACTAGGTAACCAAGCTTTTGATGATTTCAAATTAATGATAAGTTAAACAGAACAAGCTGTGCAGCAAGGTCACTGAAAATCTATAAATATATTTGTAAGTATAACAATTATATTTTAGAGAATTAGGTGACCTATTTTGTACACTAACAACTATAAAGTTTGTTTGGATGATTCCATCCAGTCAATTCACAAAGAATTTAGAGATCACGCTAGAGCGTTGTTAGTATCGCTTGGTGTAGATCCTAGCCCTTCAAACGTCTCGAAACTTCGAGGTGTCAAAATCCCTGGTGGAGTTAAAATCTCGGTAGAAGATAAGGATTATCTCGTCTACGAGAATTCTTCGTTTGTTCAAAAACTAGAACAATGGATTTTAACTTACCCTCTTTCACTTCCAGCGAAGTATCTTGCTTTATTCATTTCGGGTTCGGTAGAGGCAAGCTTTGACTTTAGTCATTCCATCCAATTAGCCGAGAATTTCAAAAAGAATCCTACGGATAACTCTTTATGGACTTTGAGAGCTTTCATTAATAATGATAAATTTTTGAATGAACATCTATACGAAATCTTAGTAAGTGAATTTGGTGGATGTGATTTGGGTATCCAAAATCTATCCAGTATGTTTGATTTCAAATCGAGTAAGCAAATTGCATACCGGGAGAAATCTTACTGGGTTTTTGAAGTTCCTAAGGATATAAAATTGAATTTAGTAGGTCAATATCTCGGTGACCGAAACTTTGAGGGTTGCTAAATGTCATCAAACCCAAAATTCGAAAGATTCCGTTACTTCGAGATTTATAACCCGGAATTACTTAAACACATCGAATCCCAAATCGACGTGGATTACTTCCCTAGAGGGAATGATCCTTACTTAAACGAATTTGTGGATTCTATTAAATTATACATTAAACAAAAAATTAAAGGATAATAAAATGTGCGTTACCGTAGCAATTAAATTACCAAGAGATCGTGAGACTGGGAAGCCAACCAAGGACTCGCAATGGACGTTATTCAAAATTCGCGATCGCGCATACGATCCAGTGTACCAATTCAAAACATTACAAACCGATAAATCTACCACTTTGTTCTTAGTAGATGAAGATTCGGATTGGACCGAATGTATCCGAGTAAACAACGCATCCGGAGATACCGAACTGATGTTCGTTAACTCTGCGTTGAACAACTCAATGGATAAGAAGGATGGTACTTCAAAATCTAAAACCGTTAAGAAAAACGGCAAGAAAGCGGATCACGGATTAACTGCGCGTCGCGCAAGCCGCGAGATGTCTTTGAAAGAAGCTTTGAAATCTTTCCAAGAAATGAAATTCGATGGTTGTACTTTTGTAAGTGATGGTGACAAATGTTTCTTAATCGAATCTTCGCTTCCAGCGGATGTTAAGAAAGAGCTCAAAGCTAAGAAAACCAAAGAAGGGGCAGAAAACACTTTACGTTCTGCGGCAAAAGAAGAAGATTATGTGTCTACAGTAGAAGAAGTTACTGATTGGTTGTGCGTTCGTACAAATCACGGCGTAACTAACGAGGAGGCTGGTTACCAAGAAAATGATGGAATTTCTTTTGAATCTAGTACTTCTCGTCGCGAGAAAGCAGAAGAGTATATCAAAGAGCACGTTTTCGAAGTTTCCGATATTCTACCTGCGGTAGATGCTATGGGTGAAGAATTCATTGAGAAAAATGCTTTCTTACGTCCAAGACGCGTTAAAGAAGAAGTGGAAAAAATTGCAGAGAAAGACCCAGATTTCAAATCAATCATCTATTCTACATCAGCGTTCGTAATGACCAGTAACGGTAGTATTCGAATTAAATTGTATGATGCGAGCATTAGCGAAATCAATATGGGTAAGATCTATAGCCAAGATTTCCCAATTAATGTAAGTATCGAAAGATAATAGGAGCACAAAAATGAACGGCGCAAACATCACAGATTTAAAACATCAAGTTTCGGAAGAACAAACGTTCTTCCTTACTTTGGTTGAACCATACAATAATGTAGATGATTTATTCTTTAGTTTATTCAAAGCATTCCCATTAGCGGTAGTTCCAAAAGAACCGGAAGCTTTGATTGAATTCAAATCTAAATTGGAAGAACTTCTAAACTTTGCTGAAATGCAAGATGTAGATGTATTAGTGCAAGATCGTAATGCTTACCAAAGCTTCCGGGTTAAGTCTTTGGAAGATTTTGATTATGCAACACAATATGTTGAGCATACCGATAAAGAGGTGACTCCGGAGCTTCCGGATATGGGTAACTTCTGGTCTATTGCCAATGAACCATTCGAAGTAAACTTCAATGCGGTGTATGATAACATCCTAGATCCAATCGATCAACGTTTTACCGCCCGTGGAGATCTTTTACCACAAGGTCAAATCGATCTTCCAGATAGCACATTCGATCAACGTCATCGTTTAGGCTCTAATAACCAAAGTGAACTTCGTATTGTAGATCGTCTTTCAAAATATGGGGAGAGCTTCCCATTCTTGAATGAAAATGGTCAACTTTCTGATTCTGCTCGCGCAGAATTTGAAGATCTTTTAATGTCAGAAGCTACGGATGAAGATCTTTTAACCTTCTTAGACAAAGGAATTGATGCGGTTAAAGGTGCGGGAAATTTAGCCAAAGATGCTATTGAGGGCGCTATTAACATCGGTAAGAAGATCGGGGATGCTGCGGGGCTTACCGTAGACGGTAAACGCGCAAAAGCGGAGAAAGAGCAAGCTAAATTGGATGCAGAAAGATCTAAAGCAGAACGCGAAAAGGTCAAAGAGCAGGCTAAAACAGATAAGATCAAAGCTGAAAACGACAAGGAAGCGGCTAAAGAAGCCATCAAAGATGCTACCGACGAAGTTAAAGAGGTTTCGGCTGAGAAGGTAGCCAAAGCTCAAATCGCCGGTGAAGACCCAGAGGAAAATAAAGATCTTCAACAGAAAGCGGAAGCTTTTAGCCACGCGGAAGAAGCCAAGAAACAAGCCATCAAAGCTGGGGTAAATCCTAGAAAAGCGACCAACGCTAAAGCAGAAAAAACCGCCGAGATTGATCAAGCGAAGAAAGAAATCAAAGAAAAAGAGAAATCCGAATAATCTAACTAAGGTTAATATTAATGAAAGATAAACAATACAAAGATTCTTTCACCTATCGAAATGTGGAGTGCATCAACTCCGCAGATCCGGAAAAGATTACCTTTGCTTGCGGGTCTGGCAAGAAAGAGAGTTTACTGGAGCATCCGGATCTTTCGATGTTGCACAACTACGATTGCCACGAAGATCCTATTGCTTTGAATATGATGACTCAAATTCATTCGGCTCTTACGGATCCATCAATTTGTAAAACTTCGAAAACGGATTGTGAAAGTTTCGGTCACCGAAACACTGAAGGTTCGAATTCACAAAATTCTCAAATTGGCGAACAAGGTCCTAGAGGCCCAAGAGGATATCCAGGTGAACCTGGTCCGCAAGGCCCTAAAGGGGATACTGGTCCTAAAGGGGATCGTGGTGCCCAAGGCCCTGCTGGCCCTAAAGGTGAACGAGGATTCAAAGGGGATCAAGGCGAACGTGGAGCCCAAGGCCCAGTGGGTTTACAAGGCCCGCAAGGCGAACGTGGCCCTAAAGGGGATAAGGGTGATCGAGGGGAACGCGGAGAACGCGGAGCTCAAGGTCTTAAAGGCGAACGCGGAGACGTAGGTCCAAGAGGGCTTTCCGGTATCTCTGGTGGAAAGGGTGAAAAAGGCGATACCGGCCCAGCAGGCCCAATCGGTCCAGAAGGCCCAAGAGGATTCCCAGGGGCAGTCGGCCCAGTAGGCCCTCAAGGCGAACCAGGTCCAAAAGGAGATCGTGGTGATATTGGCCCTCAAGGTTTACAAGGTCTACAAGGCCCAGCAGGCCCAGAAGGTCAACGCGGAATTCAAGGTATTCCGGGTGAACGCGGTTTACAAGGCCCAGCCGGTCCTCAAGGCGAGCAAGGAGTTCCAGGTCCTAAAGGAGATCGTGGAGATCCGGGTCCGCAAGGCCCGAAAGGGGATCCAGGTCCTAAAGGTGATCAAGGCCCTCCAGGTCCTCCAGGAGATGCAAAATCTTTTGATAATAATATCAAAACTTTCAACCTTACCGGTAATGCAAAACTCGCCTTTAACTCCCTAACCAAAGCTGGCGTAGTTTACGGAAGTGTAGAAGCCGAGAAATCTGCAGTTATTAGCTTACCGTATCCATTCTATACCGGTTCATATTTTGTAAATGCGTTCAGTGCTAAAGGGACCGCGGCGACTTACTTAGTAGTTGGCTCTACTAATAACGAGGCTAGTAACACCATTACAGTAACTCAAATGGTTAAGGCTAAGAATCCTAAGGTAGCAGAAGGGGAAGTAGAGAAGTTTACTATTTTCTTAAACTCTCCAGTTATTGGTACACCATAAAATTTCAAAATCTAAAAGATCTCCGCAATCGCGGAGATTTTTTTATTTTGAACTTTGAAAGTTTCGGTTACCGAAACTCCGCAACTCTAAAATTAATTGAATTTTATTGGATTGTTTATTATAATACTTAACATAACATTATAAGCAGTAGGAGATTAGATGAAATTAACAGTAGAAGAATTATTAGCAAAAGATTTGAGTTGGTTTGATACTTGCTCTATCGAAGAATTGGAAGGTTTTATCGAAACGTTAGAGTCTGCAGCCGCTTCAGACCACATAACTCAAATGACCTTGAAAATTCAGCTCAATAGCTTGTATGGAGCTTTGGCCAATAAACACTTCACTCTCGCGAATCCGGATATGGCGGCAGCGATCACTTCGAGTGGTCGATTTTTTATACAATTGTTAGCAAACAACGTGGAGCGTGAACTGCAAGCATTGATGCCTTCAGATATCCCGTACATCAAATCGGGGGATACGGATTCGATCTATTACAGCATAGGAAACATGGTCGCTCGAAAATTCGGAGAAAACGCTAACGCGTCAACTCCGGGTATTATCGATTGGGTAGATTCTTTTGAAAAGAAAGTAATTCAAAAGATTATTCAGGATTCTATCGAAGAATATGCGGAGATCTTGAATATTGCAGATCCTTCGCAAATTGGGGTAGAACGAGAAATTATTAGTGACCGTGCATTCTTCGTAGCTAAGAAACGTTACGCGGCACGCGTATTGGATATGGAAGGGGTAAGATTTAGTTTGGATGATCCTTACATCAAAGCGATGGGTTTGGAAATTGCCAGATCTAGTACCCCAGCTTGGGTTAAGAAAAAATTACAAGAATCTATTACTGTAATTTTGGACAATGATCAGTACGGCGTTCGTAAATGGCGCGATGAAACCAAACTTCAATATCAAGATCAACCGTTAGAAGATATTTGTGCGGTTCAGGGGGTAAGTTCATTGGATTACAATATCAATGACAAGGGGATCCCTCAAGGTTCTAAAGCGGCGATTGCCCATAACAACTGGGTTAAACAACAAGGTTTGGAAGATTCGATCGAACTTTTACAACCCGGAGAGAAATACAAGCGTTGTTATTTGTTGACTCCGAATAGATTTGGAACTGAGATTATCAGTTTTGGTGACTCAAAAATTGCGAAGATTATCGAAGAAGATGGTATTTTTGATTATCAAACTAACTTCCAGAAACAATTCGAGCAGCCATTAGAGCGAATGGTGGAAAGTATGAACTATGATATTCGAGATGTTCCGGTATTTGGAAGTTTAGATGATTGGTAGGAGTTAATTATGAAATACGAAGATGATTTAATGTATGCTAGCGAGGCGATTCAAAAGATCGCTTCCGAAGCTATGCAAAGAGTAGAAAATTTGTATAAGTTGAGATTCTCAGTTCCGCGAGATCCAGAACCCAGCGATCATACGCCTACGCGTACCACCCCCGTAGTTTCCGGGACTCCCCAGACTTCGGATATTTCGGTGACCGAAACTTTACGGACGCCGGAAAAAATTGATAGTTCTTTTGACCTGGTGGATAACTTTATGCATAACATCCCGAAATCGAAACCTACGGTTAAACCAAACTTAAAGCCAGTTTCGGTAACCCCAATCGATCAAAGACCGGAAAAAATTGATAGTAATTTACATGGTTTAACGTTATAATAATAAACTAATACAAATTACTTTTGGAGTAAAAATGATTTTAATCGATTTAAGTTCAGCGTTTCATAAATGTACGCACGGTTTAGCTTCCGGGATTCTTAAAGAAACCAAAGCGGATTTCGTAGATTTGAAACTTTATCAAAAAGAGTTCAATCTTTCGATGTTGAATGTTTTGTGTACTCACATCAACATGTTTCGCGAATACGCGACAGAGATTGTGATTTGCTTAGACGAAACTTCCGGTAGGGGCAACTGGAGAAAGAAAATCTTCCCGATGTACAAATACGCCAGACAACAATTCCGCCAAAGCTTTACCAAATTTGATTACAAAGATGCGTACATCTTATTTGACAATTTTGTAAAAGCTTTGAAAGCTTCTCAGGCTAAAACCCTATTCAAAGTGGTAGATGTGGATCATTGTGAAGCAGATGATTTGATTTTAGTGCTTGCTAGAGATGCTGCGAATAAAGGGGAACCAGTAATGATCTTATCTCCGGATAAGGACTTTATTCAATTGCAGGACAATCCTTTAATTAAGCAATACAGTTGGATGACCAACAAAATTCTTCGCGTAGACGACAAAACCGGAGACGTAGAGAATGGGATGCAAGAGTGGTTATTAGAACATGTATGTTTGGGTGACCAAGCGGATAACGTTCCGAGAATCGTCGACTTCAAAGAGTTCAAACCGGGAGTTCGCGAATATTTGATTGAATCAGCGCTTTTAGATGAAAGTGAAGATGCTTGGAGTTTTAGTACTGGTTACTTCAACTATGATGATTTTGAAGCTTTTGGTGGGGTCTTTGAACGGGAAAAATTTGGTTTGGCTACCCTGAAGAAGCGAATTGCAGAAGTGGGCGGTTTGGAAAATTTCTTAGATTTAGATCCTTGCTATCGCAAAAACTATTACCGTAATAGACAGCTTGTATTAGAAGAAGGAATTCCGATGGCTCTGCGCGAGCAGATAATTTCGGAGTACTTGGATGATTCTAAGAACGTGCAAGATCCGGCTACCAAGTTGGTGGAAGGGTTAAAATTGCAGGGTACGAATTTGCCTGATTTGATTTCTAATAAATATATTAGTGAACAACAATTAGGATCTTTATTAGATTGGTAGTCAACCGATCTTGAGGGGCAGAGGTAAAATAGATGTCAAAATGTAGTAAACCTATCCATAAGAAAATTCGTATCCGTAAGGATTTTGTTTTAAATGGTCAAAATGTTTTTGAAGGGGACTTTTTAGAAGAGCGAGATATTAATCGCGAGTTCCAAGGTAAGATGCAAGGTCTTATTCGTCGTGGCTTCATTGAAGTTTGGTATGAAGAACCTAAACCGGAAGAACCCGCGAATCCCGCTTGCAAACCGGTAGATTGCATCGAGCAAAAATTAGAATGCTCAGAGAAATTTGAAGTTCAACCGGACTGTGATAATCATTCTCACCAGGTTAGGGATCTTAAGCAAATTGAGGTTTCTTTAAAAGACCAAGCTTTGATCGATCAAGCGGAAGCATCCAAAGAGAAGCCACGCCGCGGTCGCCCTGCTAAAGCAACTTTAAGGGGTTAATCAAATGGCGAGTGAATACATCAATGAACATGAACTCGCCCTAATGCTTTCAATTGGTCGAAATTGTCGCAATTTCGGAGAACCGGCACGGGAGTGCACCACCGAAGCCCGCGAAATCTTCGATGAAGCTTATAGTAACTATAAGAAGTATATGATAGAATTTAAAGGAAATAAATCAAATCCTTTAGTTCAAGAAAACTTTAAGAAAGCATTAGAAGTTTCACCTTATGTCGAACCGACACAACATGAAGTCGCTAGAGCTTATGAACTCATCCTATTATTATGCCGCAGATGCTTACGTACCTTTGGTCGTAACAGCCACCTAAGTGAAGATGAATTGGGATCTTTAGCGTTTGAACGATGGGTTCGCTATCGCGAAAACTTCGATCCTTTGAAGCGTTCAGAGATTTCCGGTAACCGGGTTAACGCTTTCGCATACCTTACGAGCGTGGTGAAAAACATTATCTATGGTGAGTATCACCAGCATAACAAAGAGGTTTCCAGCGACGAAGTTCCGGAAGGCGTTTTAGGTTCGCTAGTGGATAGCAGTATTTTGGGGGATTTAGAAGAATGCCGAGATCTTTTATTGAAAGAGAGCTTAAAATGCACAGACTTTGAGAAATGCCTGAAAGCTATTGCTAAAAAGCATGAAATAGAACCGAATGTTATTATCAAAACAATAGTATTTTACGACCTAAAACCAAAGATCGACGCCAACATTCTCGCGAATAAGTGGGATTTCTAAATGTTAAGAGGTCATGGTAATATAATCGATGAGGGGTTAGAGCTTACGCTCGAGCTCCTCGAGTTTATAAGGGATAATGGCTACTATCTTTCCCTCAAAACCGGCGACTATACCAAAGTTAAACCCAAGCGCAACCACTTACCATATAACTTAGATCTGCTTAAAGCGGTTAACGATTTATACCTTGCCGGTAAACTTTACATGCCGGATTTCATCCATTGCTTTAATTTAGGCACAGTTGGTATTATACAACAAGCGTTTAAGAAAAATGGGATGAAATCGTTAACCAAGCACGAAAGCTTAGATCTTTACGGTGACCGGACGAACGCAAAGCGCGAAGAAACTAATTTGGCATTTTATGGTTGCAAATGCGCCCTTCAAAATCCAGAAGTCGATAAGAAGGCGGAAGCTTCGATGTTTGCAAATCATGGTGTTAGATACATGGCTCAATCGCCAGAACACCAGGAGCAGATGCGTCTGTATTGGATGGATAAGATCGGGGTTGATCACCCAATGAAGCTTCAGGAACATAAGGATAAAGTAAAACAAACCAATTTAAAGCGGATAGGGTACGCAAATATTTTCGAAGCACCGTGGTTCCGTGAACAAGTTAAAAATACTAACTTGGCAAATCTTGGGGTTGAGAATCCCATGCAGAATCCGGAAATTGCCAAGAAATCGCGCGACAACAAACGTGCTAACGATACTCGATTTGCGGAAATGTTTAAACTTGCAGAGCTCGCTAAAAATGATGAATCTTACAAAACCTATCTTAAGCTGTTTATACGGGAAAATTTCGGCTCAACTAAACAACTAGAATTCTTTAGAAAATTCAATCTTCACGATGAACGTCAGTTTTTACCCGAGGAAATGATTTCGGAAATTCTTGATGGTTTTGAAATTGAATATATTCATAACGCTAAGAAAGCGCATGGTGTAAGACGCGAGAGCGGTTCATTGCACGAGTTAGATTTTTGGATTCCCAGCTTAAGGCTAGGTATTGAAGTTAACGGACTTGCATTTCACAGTACGGATTTTCATCCGTATGATCTCCCTAAGCCAGCGGATTACCATAACAACAAACTTAAATCTTTCTTAGATAGTGATATAAAATTGATATCATTTACCGATTATGAGATTTATAAATTTCGCGAAGTGGTAATAGAGTTAATCAAATGTAACATTGGGCTTTCGAATATCGAAAATCTCGAGAAATTAGAAAGCTTCGATGAGTTTATTAAGTTCAACGAAATTGAGGATATCCGAAAATCTCTCAATTACAACCTTTATGAAAATTTCGATGCTTTTGAACTTAGACCGAGATTCATATATTTTAGCGGTCGTGTTTGGGAGTATTGGGATAACGGAGTATTAAAATGATGAATCAAAGTCCATTTCTAAGCCCTAACCTCTACGGAGAAATTTCAACTGCTAACCAGTTGGTCAAATACATTCGTTTGATGTTAGGGGAACCAGTAATCCAAGTTGAGCTTACTGACGAGCATATTCATCAAATTATTAGAGACACCGTAAAAAC